ATTGATGTTTTAGCATATAACACATATGTTAACTCATTCAATGCAAATATGATTGCAAATGAATCCTTTTTAGAATCTGCAACGTTACGTGAAAATGTAGTTTCTCTGGCAAGAAATATCGGATATGTTCCTCGTTCTAGAACATCTTCAAAAGCAAATATTTCATTCAGTGCTCTTTTCAACAGTGATTCTCCTACACTAACTCTTAAAGCAGGATTAGTTTGTGTAGGTAATGAAAGTAATTCTTCATATACTTTTTCAATCCCAGAGGATATTACAACTACAACTTCTCTTGTAGGTGGAGGTCCAACCGAAGAATTTGGAGAAAGACTTGCAGAATTTAACGAGATTGATATCTATCAAGGAGTATTTTTAACTAAAAGATTTACAATTGATAATTCAATTAAGCAAAAATTTATATTAGATAATTCTTTCATAGATACATCATCAATAAGAGTTTATGTAAGTGGTCCTGGAGAGTCAGGAAGGGGCGTTGAATACTTTCAGGTGGAAAATATAATTAACGTCGATAAAAACTCTTTTATATACTTAATACAAGAAGTAAAGGATGAAAAATATGAAATCATATTTGGTGATGGTATATTTGGTAGAAAATTAGAAAACGGATCAGTAATTACTGTAAATTATATTGTCACGGATGGGTCAGATGGTAATGGTGTGTCATCATTTTCATTCTCTGGTACATTTGTAGGATCTAGAGATAATCTTATAACTCCCAATGAAACAGTAGTTCCATTCACAATACAAAGGTCAACTGGTGGGAGTGAAATTGAAAATTTAGATTCTATTAAATATTTTGCTCCAAGAATGTATTCTGCGCAATATAGGGCAGTTACTGCTAGAGATTATGAAACTATAATTAAAAGAATTTATCCTGAAACTGAATCTGTATCTATTGTTGGTGGCGAAGAGTTGGATCCACCAGAGTTTGGATCTGTAAATATCAGTATTAAACCAAAAAATTCAACATATTTGTCAGATTTTACTAAGAGTAATATACTTTCTCAACTAAAAAATTATTCCTTAACTGGAATAAATCAAAAAATAGTTGATTTGAAAATACTTTATGTTGAAATAGACTCTTCGATTTACTACAATAGTTCACAAGCAAGTACGAGTGATGATTTAAAAACTACCATAATTAAATCACTCAATACCTATTCATCATCAATGGGTGCTAATAAATTTGGTGGTAGATTTAAGTATAGTAAGTTATTGAATGTTATCGATAGAGTAGACACTGCAGTTACTTCAAATATAACAAAGGTTAGAATGAGAAGGGACATGAAGTGTGTTTTAAATAGACCTTCTCAATATGAACTTTGTTTTGGAAATGAATTTCACGTTAAGTGTGATGGATATAATATCAAGAGTACAGGATTTACAATTGAAGGAGATCCTGAAACGGTATATCTTACAGATGTACCAGATCCAGGCGAAGAAACTGGAATAATTTCAATAGTTAAAAGAGTTCCAGATTCTTCTGCGGTCAGAGTAGTGGTTAAATCTGCAGGAACAGTAGATTACATAAAAGGTGAAATTTTAATTAACCCATTAATTATTACTTCTACAGAAATTCCCGATAATATTATTCAGGTACAAGCATTCCCAGAATCCAATGATGTCCTTGCATATAAAGATTTATACTTAATATTTGATGTGTCTAATAGTACTATAAATATGGTAAAGGATACTATTTCTTCTGGAGAAAAAATTTCTGGGGTAGGATTCCCTGTTGTTTCAAGTTATCCAAATGGAAAGTTAACGAGGTAATATGACATATTCAGGTATTGATGAAAGAGTAAAAATTCAGCAAATTATTGAAAATCATTTACCAGAATTTGTTCTATCAGAAAATCAAAATATTTCTGAATTTTTAAAACAGTACTATATTTCTCAAGAATATCAAGGTGCATCATCAGACATCTTAAATAATCTAGATCAATATTTAAAACTAGATAATTTAACTCCCGATGTTATTTCGCAACAATATTATCTCACATCGTATGTTGATGAACTTGATGATGTTATTAATATTAATACCACCATTGGATTTCCAAAACAGTATGGTTTGTTAAAAATTAATAATGAAATAATTACATACACAGGAATAACTACAAATTCTTTTACCGGTTGTGTACGTGGTTTTAGTGGAATTAGTGAATATTATAGTGAATCTGATCAGAATGAGTTAATTTTTTCGCAAACGGATATCCAGTCACATCAACAGAATACTTCTGTAGAAAATTTAAGTAATTTATTTCTAAAAGAATTTTATAAAAAAGTTAAATATTATCTAACTCCAGGATTGGAGAATGTAGACTTTGTATCTAACTTAAATGTTGGAAATTTTATTAAAGAGTCTAAGAGTTTTTATTCAACGAAAGGAACAGAAGAGTCTTTTAGAATCTTATTCAATGTACTTTATGGTGTAGACCCAAAAGTAGTTGATTTGGAACAATTTTTAATAAAACCATCATCTTCGGAATATTTAAGAAGAAAGATAATCCTTACAGAATTAATTTCTGGTAATGATCCTACTAAATTATCTGGGCAGACGATCTTTAACTCGGATAATACAGCATCGGCACCAATATCTGAGGTTGAAATTTTTACAAGAGGTGGTAAATCTTTTTATAAATTATCAGTATTTGAAGGATATGATGACAGATCTTTAATAGAAGGAACATTTAGAGTCACTCCAAGTACAAAAGTTATTGGAAATGTTTCTGTTGGTGATAATAAAACAATAACAGTAGATTCAACAGTAGGTTTTCCAGAAAGTGGAACTTTGATATCTGGAAATAATGTAATAACTTACAGTGATAAGACAATCAATCAATTTTTTAATTGTAATAATGTTACTGAAGAAATATTATCCACAGATGATATTAGGTTAGACGAGTATGTTTATGGATATGAAAATGGGGATCAAAATTTAAAAGTAGAGTTGAAAATAACTGGATCTATTTTAGAATTTTTACCAACATCAGATATTGAATTAATGTCTGAAAATGATAAAATTTATATAAACAGTCTTGGAGATTATGTAAAAGATCAAACGGAAAATAAAACTAAAAAGGATATTATATTCAATTCTTGGATTTATAATACTTGTTCTAGGTATGAAGTTCAATTTTCTGAAAGTAATACTAAACATAGTACAAAAGAAGTAATAGATAAATCTAGTCTAAAAGTAAATGATCGTATTGATATACTTCTTAGAGGGACAGAAACAATAGTTGCAAATGCCACTGTAAAATTAATAGATCAAAATATTATAGAACTAGAAAATTTTGTTAGTATTTTAAATTTAAATATTAGAGACGTAGAAGTTGATTTTAGAAGAAAAATAGATTTTGTTACTTCAATTAATAATTTGAAGTATGACAATATTATGGCAAATGTATTGAATACTTATAATGAAAATGATAAGTACATTTATATTGCTTCTAATTGTTTACCTAATAATATTGAAACACAAAGTATTGGCATATCTATTTTAAATGCTTCATCCGAATTTATTTCTGATAATTCTATATCTTTTAATCTAGAATCAATACCATTTTCTACAGGTGATGAAGTGGTATATATTTCTGAAAATGAAAACTCAGATTATTTTATTGGTGGTCTTCAATCTGGAACATCATATTTTGTTGAAAAAATATCAGGATTTTCTAATAAAATAAGATTATATCTTTCTAGATCTTTCATCCCAAATCAAGAGTTTATTGAATTAACATCTAATTCTTTAACTTCTGTACATACTTTCTATTTAAAATCCACTTATGGACAATATATTATTCCAAAGAAAAATTTATTAAAAATTCCATTAGAAAATTTAAATTCATCACAAATAGAAAATGAAACAATTAACAATAAACCTGTCGGTGTGCTGATTGATGGAGTGGAAATTTCTAACTATAAAAGTTTAGATAAAGTTTACTATGGACCAATATCAAATGTCTCTATTTTAAATTTTGGATCAAACTATGATGTGGTTAATCCTCCATTATTAGAGGTTAGTTCTGGTTTAGGTGTAACAGCATTAGTTCAACCACACTTAGATGGATCATTAGTGGATGTATTTTTAGAAAATAATGACATTGAAATTGATTTTGTAAATTCATTGAGTGTTGTTGGTGGAAATGGTAGTGGTGCAAAAGTAGAACCAATTATAGAAAGAAGATATAAAGAAATAGAATTTATTGCCGGAAATGGTCTTCCTTACGGTGTAGACATAGATGCTGATCAGATTATTTTTACAACTCCACATAATTTAAAAAGTGGAGAAGCATTGGTTTATAATTCCAATGGAAATTCTCAAATTGGGATTGGATCTTATTTGGGAAGTAACTTAGATAGTGGAGAGACTTTATTAAATGGTACAGTATATTTCTCAGAAAATGTAAATTCTTCTACAATTAAGTTATACAAATCTTTAAATGACTATAACTTAGGTATAAACACAATCGGATTTACTACATCGAATTTGAGTGGTGTGCATAAGTTTAGATTATTAGAATATAAAAATGTATTAGCGGATATTAAAGTTTTAAATTCTGGATCAAATTATCAAAATAAAAAATTATTTGTAAAAGAAGAGTTTGTAGATTTAACTTCTTCATCAATAAAATTTAAAAATCATGGATTTAACGATGGAGATATTATAGAATATTCTTCAGAGGGAAGTATTATATCTGGATTATCTACAGCAACACAATATAAAGTTTTAAAACTATCTGATAATGAGTTTAGACTATCTGATGTTGGTATAAATGGTGAAAATAATTTCAATTATATTAGAAAAAATTATGTTCAATTTATTTCAAATGGATCTGGATATCAAGTATTTAA